AATTACTTAGGACGGTGGATATTGTCGTAGTACCATCTGATGATAACTGATGGTATGTTAGCTAACCATGTAATGAGTTGTACTATACCGATGGTGAATACGGTTATGATGAATATGTCTATGAGTATTTTCATGGTGATACGTAAATATACGAAAGGTGATACGGAAGTTAACATTACCGAGCGGTAATATACTTTATGATTTATGGGTATTTTTTAAGAAATATTACTGAACGGTATTATACGCAAAGGTATAAATTTATCCTTTAGTGATACTATAAGTCTCTAAGAAGTCACAGAGGTCATTAACATATTTCACATACTCAGGGTCTTTCATACTACCATCTATAAGTTCTATCCTCTTAGGGTCTTCTAAGTACCATAGAGCAAGTTTGATTGACCTAACCTTAGTATCATATACATCACCGAACTCATGGTCATCATTGTACCATCCTGTTTGGGTTTTTTGTTTAGTAAACTCTATAGAGAAGTTTAGGTTTGAACCATCGGTATAATGTTCAGGAGCGTAATGAATGTATACACCATTATCTTCTAATGTCTTATATGTGTTTAATGTTACATTTGATATATGTTCCATAATCTGTCTTGTTAGATGACCTGCAGTTTTATAACCATCTAAGTTCCATTTTATAATAAGATGTTCTATCGTTGAGTATAATTCTTTATCCATAGTGTTAATAATAGTATATTCCCCTCATTTAATCAAATGATGTTGTGGATTACGATAGTTTATAAGAATAGATTTTTTGCATAAAGTAGTATTTTTCACTACCTTTCACATAATATTACTTTTTTTATTGTATGGATGTTAATGTAATTCCCCCCATTTAATCAATATTAGGTTTATAGTTCTCCCTTACTATAAACAGAATAAAGTAAAATTATGAACGAATGTGTGGAACGAAGTGAAACACCATGAGTGAGTAAATTTACTTTATGATGTGTAACAATAATTACAAAATTTTGTCACCTTTTTTGAGGTTTTCATCCCACCAAAGAGGTTGAAGATTTGTGTAATGACAAAGTTTGTACAACTCATCCTCAGTTTTAGCTGAAGCCAAAGGAATCTTGTGGTCAACATGCCAACCAAACTTTCCATGGTTTTCCCATGTCATTCCATAAGTGAATTGTTTTTCCAAATGTTCTTTCAAAAATTCATAGGAGCAACCAATCAATTCAACAGAATTGTTTCCATCTTTTGAAAGATAGTGTCCAATTCTTGTCCTAACGTTAACCTTCAATTTGTGAATTGGGTCAGAATGATATCGTTTGTACATTCTCACCCTTCTTTTAGGTTTGTTTTTTTGTCCACGAATTTTGTCTTTTTCACGAATTTCTTGGATGTTTTTTTCTCTATAATCACGAACACGCACCAAAACAATTTCTTTATTTTCTTGATAATGTTCTTTTTGGTAATCAGGATTTTTTTCTGACCAAGCCAATTTACTCTCCCTCACTTTGTCAGGATTTTTTTTGGTGTATTCACGACTCTTTTGACGAGCACATGGTTTGCAATAACAATTGAATCCATCTTTGGTTCTTTTGTTTTTTCCAAACAAATCAAATGGTTTTTCAATTTTGCAACAGGTACATGATTTCATAGTACAAATATACAAAAAACCCCCCACATATCGTAAAGGGTTCTTGACTTTTTAAGAAAGTTTTTTCATACAATCGTAATAGTTGTAAAGATGACGAGGGTCTCCATCACCACATAGGTAATTCCACAGGTGTTCTGAAGATTCTTTGTTAAGTTCTTCAACTTGTTCCTGAGTCAACTCAGGTTTTTGATACTGTTCCAAAATAGCGTCTAATGTATTCATTTTAGTTTAATTATTTAAAGTTTTTGTATTAAAGTAAGAATTTAATCTTACTACCATCCATATATTCTAATTCTACACTACGGATTTTACATTTCCGAATAGTCGAGTTGTACCACAAACAGTCCCAATATGTGTTGTACCCATAAGTTTGATTTGGTTTGATTGGCCCTGTTACTGTTACGTATTTTGGCGCATTGTAGTAACCAATATCACTATACACTTCATCATTGACTGCGTTGATTGCTGAGACAGAAAAACTTACGTACTTGATTACCCTCTTAGATTTGTTTTTCCAAACAATATTCAAATCAACTCCACCGACTGAATTTGGTTCCGATGTATACTTCGTAATAATTTCTATTGAGTCTTGGTAATACTTAGAACTATCAATCTTCGGTTTATTAATATCTGTAACCAACGTATCAACGTTTGGTTTTTCTATTTGATTGATTGGTTCAGTTTTACGGAAAGCTAATGTTCCGAAAAATGAAAATACTACAATCACAAGGGTTGCGATGGCTAAGTTCTGTTTGGTTTCTTGTTTCATAGTTATCTTTTTATTTATACAAAGTAACAAAAAACATTTGACACTGCCAAATATATTTGAATGGATAATCAGTGAATGAACGATTGTGTGGTGTGTGAGGGTTTACCCGAACCTCACCCACATAGAGTGAGTGAACTGTATTGTCCATTATTACTTTCCTGATTGGATTTCTTTCTGTAGTTGTTGTTTCATCTTCTTTAGGTGAGACATTACCTGTGTGTTTGTTTGTGGCTCTTCTATTCTCATCATACTCACCTGTACAGTATCTTCGGTGTGTATACTCATCTTGTTTGTACGTGTTGTTTGTGTCATCTCTTTCTCTAACAATCCTATCTCTGATAGTATTTGTTTTCTTACCTCCGTGATATCTTTGGTACACTGTAATTGAGACTCTATAATTAGTGTCTGTAACTCTTGGTTTTGTTCACTGAGTTGCGTGTTGGATATCTCTAATCTATCCACCTTTCTCACTAATGATTTATCCGTTTGTGATATTGCCGATATTATTCTTCCTCCGAATGTTATTAGGAATATAAACATCAGTGTTATAAACAGAGCAAACAATCTCTGCTGTGGTGAGATGTTCTTTATTATATCTGCTACGTACTTGAACATATCTATAAATATAAAACCCCCACATTTCTGTGAGGGTTCTTTTTTTAGATAATCTCCATTGAGTTAATCTTATCTCCTTGTCTAATCATATCAATCACATCAAGACCTTCCACCACTTTTCCGAAACATGTATGGTTTCCGTCTAAATGTTGTGACCCCTGACGGTTGTGACAAATAAAGAACTGTGAACCTCCTGTGTTTCTACCCGCATGTGCCATCGATAGAACACCTCTGTCGTGGTATTGGTTCGGTGCCGTTACCTCACATTCGATTTTGTAACCAGGACCTCCTGTACCTGTTCCATTGGGACATCCACCCTGAACAACGAAGTTTGGAATAACCCTGTGGAAGTTTAATCCATTATAGAATCCTTTACCGATTAAATCTGTAAAGTTCTTTACTGTAATTGGTGTTGCATCATCATACAACTCGGCAATCATATCACCTTTGTCTGTTGAAATTTTTACTTTACTCATATTGTTTTTTTGAAAGTATAATACTTTTGATATAAAAAAGAAACTCCCACAATAATGTGAGAGTTAAAACTTTACCCCTTTTTACAAATGAATATTATCTCGTGTCAATAATCTTATCTACAATGATTTGAACATTTCCAATATATTTTTCAATTTCATATTCCATTGTGTTAATAATATTATCAAAATCATCTCTATCACTATTCACATATAAATCAACATGTAAAACAGAAACTTTATCCTTTACAAAGTTGGTGATTTTTATCTCATCTACAGAATTAATTTCATCCAATTCGTCCATTTCACCCAAACCCATTTCGAATGTATCATCCTGAAGTTTTTGTAAGGAACTATCTATAATTAACTGAATCCCCTTTTCAATATTGGATTCAGTTATTCCCATCATTTTTTTGATTCTTGATATGTTTTCTTGAAGGTTCATTTGATATTTGATTGTTCAAAATTGTTTGTTCCGTCAGGTTTTATAAAGTATTTATCAATCACCTTTTTATTATCTAAGACATCAGATAAACTTACATAGTCTTTATTTTTATCACCCCATTTTGTTTTCATTAAAACCACATCTGAGTGAGGTATAACAATTGCACCAACATCATCCATATCTGACTTAAGAAATGCATATCTTCTGTGATTTCCATCAACCACAATATACTTAGTCCTGTCATATGGATGTTGTATTACTTTGATTGGTGGCAGCTCTTCACCATCATTAATGGATTTAATCATATTTTTAATATTATCACTTGTTTCCATGTATGATGTATCTTTGAATGGCTCGTTTGGTAATGTGTCACTTACTCGTATCTTCTGAATTGCTCCAACATATTTGTCTGCGTATTCACTTCCCCCACCATTAGAGAATATTTCTACAGGTTGATTGGTGATTACCTCTTCGTTGATAACCCCCATCATTTCTTTAATCCTTTGTATGTTCTCTTGTAAGTTCATATACAATAAATATAACACAAATAAAAAACCCCCACTTTTGTGAGGGTCTTATTTGTCGTTCTTGTTAAATTCTATTGTATGGTTAATCTCCACCGTTATCTGATTGGAATCATAATGTTTGATTCTCCCGTCCTATTTTAGTGTCACCACCCATATGGTATTCTGATGTATACCATAATCTATTAGAAACAATGCCTGACCCTTTCCGTGTGGTGTGTTTACAATCAGAGTCTGAGCTATTTCATGTATTGCTGTCATACTCATAAATATAGTAATAAATCTTTCATATGCCGGCTACGGAATTATCCCCTACCCCTTTTTTTGGTTTTATATCTATTTATTGTTATGGATATACATAAAATTAATATAATGGTCGATTTATTTATGAAACGATTATATGATGTTGACGTATATCTATCGGAGTCTAAATACGGTGATGAACAATATAGGATTAACATCCTTGTTTTTCCATCTAAGTTTTTGAAGGGTAGTTCTGAATTTTCTGAGAAATATTATAATTTTTTTAATAGAAAAAAAAGTGAGATTCTTGATGATATTTTTAAGGCTTTTAAATATTTGGGTATCAGTCGTAAAGGAATAGAAAGTGATTCTATCTACACTATATTATCATCAGACATCCCCGACTATCTGAAAAAATATAACAAAGAATTCATATCTAATATCAATGAGTTTATAAAAAATGAAGAAGTTGCGAATATTAAATTATCTGAACACATTTCGAATGTTAAAATTAATAGAATTGAATCATTTGTTCCTGATGGTTCAAGTTATACAGAACCATATATTGATTTGAGATTATCTATTGATTCCGCCAATAAAAATTTGGACCCCTACAGTTTTCTAAACGATGATATTTTTAGAAAACCTCTTATGGATTATTTGAATAAGAGAATGAACCTTGACCCCCAAATTGATTTTTGGTTCGAGTAATTTAATTTTTTTGATTATCTTTGCATCGTGAACCCGAATGAGATAATCGATAAATTTGTAAGAGTGGTTAAAGTCCATTATATGAACCATACGGTTTCGGGAACATTTAGTTATTGTATCAGAGTTGAGGTGGAATTCTTGAATCCGCTCATGTATGTAAATGGTTGGGACACAAAACATATTGCAATTTATAATTCACACCATATGTTAACTGAAGAAGTATACAATTCTTTATTTGGGTTATACAAATTTTGTGGAGTGTCCCGAGATGATTTATTAATGTGGGTTGTATCCAAAATTGATTTCAACAGAGCTTGGGATAAAGATATGTATGGACTCGTTGGTAGTGTGTTAAGTGAGCAAGTTAGTTTTCACTCTGTTCTTCAAAATCAACCGTAAAAAGGAACTCATCCAAATTAAGTATTTGTAATATTTTCTCGGTAATAATTCTTCTATCACCAAACTTATTATTACCACTCAATAGGACATCAATATAAAGATGTGGTTGATAATCTAATTCTCTATATACCTCAACTTTTTCTAATTTTGGTAGTTCATCTCTTTCAAATTTACCATCCTCAACTAACCCATCTAAAACTTTATAAAAGTTTGACTTTATGTAACGTTCAATAAATTTTTGTGTTTCTGATAAGTCTTTGTCTTTATATACTATCTGAACAGAATCTTCTTCCATACCAACGTATTTGATGATATTGTTGATTCTAAAATCCATTGAGTTCATCAATCCCCAATAATCACTCTCCCCATTTTCACCAATTATATCAGCACCCATCGCCAGATAAAACTTCGTTGGGTCAACAAATATTGTTAATACGTACTGTGGTTCTTTTTCTTCATTATAGTCCAAGTCGTATTCTATACCCATTTGATTCATTAATAGGTTTTTGAATAACTTATTTAATTGAGACAATCTTTGATGTGATTCCATACTATTAAATATGTTACCACTCATTTATTATTTTTTCTCAAGTTGTTTCAGAATTGCGTAAAGTAACACAATTATAATAAATCCAATTATCATCATCTTTTTAAATTTTATTCCACCATTCGTTCGGTTTATCTGGCATAGTCAGTCCACCAATATAGTTACCGTCTTTAAAATGTTCAAGTTCCTGAGTGTCGTCCAAACTATCAGGAAGATACAAAAGAGTTGGGTTCTTCTTCTGAATGTCAATGTTTGGATATTTCTCCTTGAACTTCATAACATCAAATCTCTTAGTGATTAAGTGGTGACCATTTTTAGTTGGGATTACCGCTTCCACTTTTGGACCAACTTCATGTCCGATAGGAATACCCACCTCGTCAAACTTAACCACAGTTATCGGTCGACATTCATACTCAATAAATGCAATCATCATAGGACTCGGTACCTTTGAGTCATCAACATCAATAATCCATCTTTTTTCAGAAGTCTTCAACTGACCAACAACCGAATCAAACAAACCTTTTTGGTTGTGTTGACCGTTTTGAATGCGTTGAGCCAACTCTACCATCATATTCAATGAAACTTCCTTCTGATTCTGTTTCTGAACATGGATATATGCTCGAGCCTTGAATATTTCACACAATTGTTTAACCTCATCATACCTTTTTTCAAGGTGTTCAATACTCTCAATACAGTATGTCTTAATAGTACGGACTGATTGATGATTGTCTCTCTCACCCTCAGGTTGGTCCTTTTTTCGTTTTAAGACATAAAGCATATAAAAGTCACCCTCGTTCTCGAAGTTGAGTAGTTCTTTTATAAGGTTTAAATTGTCAATCATACTGCAAATATACTAATTATTATTTGACTATACAACACATAGTTCTATTTTATTAACATGAGAGGTAATAAAGAACTTACGGAAAAATTATTGAAAGTCCTCTTAACTGAAAAGATAAAATTCAAGGTTAAAAATGTCGGTAAGTCAAAATATGAAGTTATAATATTCAATAAAAAAAATAATTACTACGAATATGTAATCGGTGAAAATGAGACAATAATTTTTCACAAACACTCAATTGAACGTCAGTTTAAAAATATACTACCAACAGTTGAGATAAAGATTATTTAAATCTCAATAATCTTACCCCTCTTCTCGTAGATATAGCCAAGGACTTTATCGATGATGAACTCATCCAAATACATGTCGTACTTGTTACCATAAAGTTTAAGAATAGGTAGTTTGTCCCCCCTCATAAATTCAATATCATCCAACATAACATCATCATCCTTATCGTCGATATAGAAATGTGAAGTACAAAATTCTACTGATGGTGTGACAGGGTTTTCAATATCTTTAGGTTCAAATAGTACCTTTATGTCCAAATTATAAGCGTCGTCGTGTCCTGATACAGCAATATTGTACAGTTCGTGAATCTTGTTGAGAATAAATTCTTTATCCATACTACAAAGATAGTAATTAAACAAATATATACATAATTGAAACCATAATAATTAACCACAAAAACAACAAAAAGAACGTTTTTAGTTCATGTTTGTTGTCAACTGTTTCATCCTTTATTCTTCTTTTTGATTTCATACTTATCAAATAACTTTTGAAGTTCACCACTTTCTTTCAGGTATTCAAACATATCACGTGCAACATCTTTTCCGACTTTGGTATCTGAAGGGTAATGAACCTTCGCCATGTTTCTTGAGTAAGATATTTCTTGAGCTAAATCTTTCAACTTTTCTTCTAATTCAGGATATAACTCAGATAAGACAAGTGCCGTTATCACCGCCTGGCCAGCATGTCCTGAAGGAAATGAAGGGCTCTGACTACTTTCCAAGTCAACACCATTTAATTCAACACCGTTTTCTTTAGCCCATTGGAATGGTCTTGGCCTGTTGTAGTGGTATTTCAATTTAAGAATAACCGACCCTGATTTTTTAATCAGTTCACTCATCATATCAGACGGCGCTTTGATTCCATTCTTCTTCAATAATTTTTCAAATGAACCCTGAACCTCATCCAACTTTTCCACTTTCTCCTTATCAACCTCAATACTCTTTAAATCTTCAATTTCTTTTTTGATATCATCACCTTCAGGAAAAGAAAGATTCATAAACTTTTTTGGGTCATAGTCCTTATAGATGGTATTAGAAATATCATCCATTCTTTTTTTGTGACTCGGTAGTATCTCTTTGGAAAATACATGTTTCTTCTTTTTGATTTCCATCAAAAAGACAATTTTCTCGATTTCTTTTTCCATTCGGTCCATCATGATAAATACTTATTGTTCTTTAAGTTGTTCTTCCCTCTTACTCAAAATCTCAAATTGTTTTGAACTATAGGTTGTGAATACCTCATCTGTGATATTTTGTCTATCCCTAAATTTCAAATGTGAGTGTGAATCGTGACTTTCAAATAAATACATCAGTCTCCGAGCGCTCGAAAGTTGTTTATAATTTTCACATGAGTTAATAACCTTAACAACCCAATTTTTTAAATCTCCGTAGTGCATATCTTTTTTTTATTAATTATCAAACCAAAATACAATTCTGTGATTCTTTATCAATTCGTTAACTTGACTATCAGGTTCCTTATCCTCCCAATTGTAGAAAAAGAAGTCTTTACGTAACTTACTCTCAATGTCATCAATAAATTTAGTTAGAGTCTTTATACCACTTAAACTTTCAGGTCGAGAATAAATCAACGCTTCCTTAAGTTCATGAAGTGTGAAGTAAGATGGTGTGTGTGCATCGCCACCCCAATAGGCAAACTCTTTTTTAATGAGCTCACAACTATCGTCAGGAATACCACGAGGAGACACTATTGGGTAAACATAAGTGTCACGTACTCCAGCCAAGATTCCAAACAGTTGGTAGTTCCTTCCGTGATATACGGATTCATGTTCAAATTCTTTTTGGTTTTCAAACTGACCATAAAAACGATTCAAACGAAAGTTATCGTTCGTGTACCATGTATTGTCACGAGGGTCATACTGTTCTGTGTAAACGTGAATATCGCATCCCATACCACAAAGTTAAGAAATTCTAATAACATTACCAAACACGAACCAAAATATATTTATGGTAAATAAACATTTTAAATCATAAAAAAACATGTTACTAAAAGTAGGTTCCAAAGGAGAGGAAGTAAAAAAACTCCAAGCAAAATTAGGATTGGGTGCTGACGGTGTGTTCGGACCCGGCACAGAAAAAGCTGTTAAGACTTGGCAACAAGCTAACGGATTAACTGCCGACGGAATTGTTGGTGATGGTACTTGGTCGAAGATGTTCGCAGGTGAACCACAACAAATCAAAGAAGAAGTTGTTTTACCAAAGGGTGGACCAATTGATTTATCAAAGTTGAAAGGTCATGTACCCGATACTGTTATCTCACAAATCCCTGAGGTTATGGAAAAATTCCAAATTAATACACCACTTCGTTTGGCTCACTTTTTAGCACAGTGTGGTCACGAGTCAGGTAACTTCAAAGCAACACAAGAAAACTTGAACTATTCGGCAGATGGTCTTAAAAAGATATTCCCAAAGTATTTCCCTGGTAACTTATCAGAATCATACGCAAGAAACCCTGAAAAGATTGCCTCTAAAGTTTATGGTGGTAGAATGGGTAACGGTGATGAATCAACTAAAGAAGGTTATAAGTTCAGAGGTCGTGGTTATATTCAATTAACGGGTAAAGCTAACTACGCAGCGTTCGCTAAATCAATCAATGAAGACACGGTATCGAACCCCGATTTGGTTTCAACTAAATACCCATTAGCATCAGCTGCTTGGTTCTTCTCAAAGAATGGATTGAATGCTATCGCAGATAAAGGTGCTGACGACGCTACCGTAACCGCAGTTACAAAAAGAGTTAACGGTGGTACTATTGGACTTACCGATAGAATTAAACACTTTAAAGAGTATTATACTTGGTTAAAGTAATACAAGGGAGAAACATATAAAAAGGAAAAGGGGATGGTAGCGAACCTCCCCTTTTTTTTGTTACCATAACGTAACGGTCCTAAACTACCCTTCAAGAGGGAATATCTTCATTGAAAGAAATGAGCAACACCTAACATACCTATCAATGTGATTATAAATCCTAACCAACCCAATACATTCTCAATTAGTTTCTTATAATTCACATATATAAATATCGTCCTATCATAATATTTATTTAACATGAAAGACCTGATAAAACAAATATTAGAGGATGAGATTGAGAACTTAGACAGTCAAATTGAACCTTCAAAGACAACAGTAAAAAATATTTGTGATTCTGAAAAATTCTGTAAAGCTCAAGGTAAGATTACATTTGGTCAACTCAAAGCTATTGTTGAGGATGCTAGAGAGGAAAGATTATTAAAGAATGTTGGTGAGGGTAGTTACAAAGCATTTCTTAGGCTCATTCCCTGGTTCTTACCTCAGATTGCAATTGCAGGTTTCATCGGAGCATCTGCAAGAGCACTTAACAAAATACTTAGACCTACCCTAACAGAGACTCAAAGTTATAAAACTTGGTGGGGTAAAGCAATTATGAAAGCCTTTGATTTAACAGAAGGTGAGTTAAATATCACAGACCCTTTCTCAAGAATATTCTTCATTAGTGACGGTCTTATGACTATAATGAGTGAGAAATATAAGATAAATTTTGCCAATTATATTTCTGATTTAGCATCACAAATGCCAGACGACATGGAGGTTCCTGAATTTTTCGTAGAAAACGAATTAAGAAATTGGATTAACAACAAGTTTTTATTAAATCCACCGTTACCACCAAAGATTACTCAAGAAAATCTTTAAAATACCATTTTATATGATATTTTTTTTATATGGCACATCCTGAAATACACGCAAAGTCCTCAGTAAAAAAGTTTGGAGGAAAGTGGGAAGATTATATTCACTTACACAATTGGTTAGATGAGACAAAAGCTTGGGTAGGTCATTCCAACCATAGAATGTTCAGACATCACTCGGAAGGAATCTTTGAGATGGAAAAGATATTCGGACAATCATTTGTAAACTCTGATGGTAAAATAGTTTATACACGATATGTCGGTGAACAACATGTAAAAGAAGATTGTTTTAACTACATACCAACAGCTAAAGAATGGATTGATGCTTTAGTGGGTGAAAAAAAACCAATGTGGATGTTACGCACAATGAACATAAAACTTACTGACTGATATTTATTTTTATGGAAAAAGAACTCAAAACACTTCTAGTGATACTTTCTAAGTTTATCAAAACAATTGGATGTGAAAAAGCAATATTTGATTTTTCATATGACGGAAACTCATACTATCAAAATAAAATGAGATGTAATGGTAATTACATCAACATGCCAATTGAAATAAGTCCCTTTTTAGAAAAATATTTGGACCAATTACCTGATTTTCAGGGTGAAGCGGATAATGGAAGTGAATATCAGGGTTATGAAATGATATTTGACCCAACAACAATGACTATAACCACTTATGGACAGTATTCTGAATATGATACAGAAGATGGAGGTTCATCTTCTATAGAAATTGATGAAGAAGTTATGACTCAGTTTGAAGAGTTAATCTCAAAAGGTTACCAACAACCATTCTACGTAGATTTTTCAGGTGGAGGTGACAGTGGTTATGTTGAAGATGAAGGGTCTGACTATAATGATAAAAGATTTACATTAACCCCAAAAATGGATGATTTAGCATATCGTGCTTTGAGTGATTTCGGTGGTTGGGAAATCAATGAAGGTTCACAAGGTAACATAGTTTTTGACTTGGAAGATAAAAGTGCAAGTGCAAACCTAACTTGGAATACCGAGAATACTGAAACTGAAGTTATTGATGTTTGGAATCTCAATAAGTAAATTTTAACTCGGAAATCTTCCCAGTTAAATCTTTAATTGATTCAGTCAATTTTCCAATATTATTATCCGACTCACCCAATATTTTAAATGATTTTTCGATGTCTTTTGTATTGATGTTACTTATTTGTTTTACAAATTTATCAATATTGTTTTTTGCATTATCATATCTTTCATAATAGAGACTGTACAAATTTATTGTTGTTACAATATTCTGAATGTCCTCAAAATCCCACGAACTACCCATTAAATCTCTAAATTGTGAACGGTTATCATTTGACTTAAAGACTTCTATTTCGCTAAAAACACAATTTTGTTTGTTTATAAAAAAAGCCACTTTATCATACAAGTCACCTTTCACTTTTTTACGAATAACATAAAATAACAATCCTCTATTTGAGTAGTTAGTAAATGTTGACGGATGGTTTTTAGATGCAGTACACCATTTGGTACTTGCACCGTACTTCAAAGAACCTTTATGTGTCTTTGGTATAAGAATCATATAATCTCCATTTTCGAATATAACATTGACATGTTCTTCTCGAACAAAACTCTTTTCCTCCTTTGTTATAATAGCCTGATTAATCGTATTATTTAGACTCATTAAGTCTTTATAGAATGGACTATATATGTCTTTGTTCTCAATGTAAGGTAATAGTGAATCAAATTGAGTCACCAGTTCAACACACTGTTTCGCATTACGTAAACTAATCCATAAAAAACACATGTAATCAAGGTACTTTTTTGTTGCAGTCTTATCACTTTTTTCAAGACTGTTAATAGTACGTGAAGGAATAGATGGGTACTTCTCTTTAATTTGTTCAACCTTTGACATTACTTTTTTTTGTAAAGATAATAGGTTGAAACGATAGAGACAACTATGTGAACATAATTTTCTTAATCTTTCCGATATTTTCGTTCAGTCCACTTTGGAACTCTTGGTTTTTACCTTCCTCAATATCAACCTCACCACCAATTTCTACACCATATTTTTGGGTAATTTCTTGGTATAAAGTTTCTTTAACACAATCAATTAACTCATAGAATATTACATCCAAATCATCATTATCTCTCACAAAATTACCACCATATTTTTTCTGTAATTCAGCTGGTGTTAAGTGTTGTAAGTCAAACAAAGTATATTCAATTCCGTCAAATAATGTAGCAGTACCTGATGGGTCAATAACACAAAGAATATCATCTATCATGTATAGTTCACTCTCATGAAATTCAAGTGTGTTATCATTAGTCAAGTCATAGTCTTTTACTTTGAAGTCAAAATCGTATCCACCACAATCAGCTGTGAATGGTTGTGACATTCTTGATTTTACCAAAGTGTCGACTTCAAATATTCCACCAAGATAATCAACTAACATCTTTCGAAATTCATTCCAATCCGAGCTTTCGTCTAAACCATAAATTTTTCTAAGTCTGTAGTCTAAAAGACTCGGACCATTTTTTTGCCAATACTTTAATATAGCCTCTTTTTGTTTAGAATCCATAATGATAAATATTCTATTCAATAGAATCTTTCAGTATCACAGAAAAACATAATATTTTTATCCTCCATACCAATCAATTTTGATACAGTCATAAATTCATTTGTGATACATTCGTTCATTATATTTCCCTTTATCTGAACTTTCTTTGTACCTGAAATTCTTTTAAAGTCGACTAACACTCCAACCAATGTTTTTTCCAATCCGTCAACATTTTTATACTCCACTTCAAATATAATTTTATTTTTTCCAAAACTATATTCAACAGTTGGTTTAACTTTCTTAACTATCTTAAGAAAATCATTATTGGTAAAGACCTGGAAACTCATGTTTAATCATATTTAATGGTATTATGACATGTTGGTCGTATTCTGCGAGATAGTTGTAGAAATCCAAACTCTGAGTGTGTGTGAACATTTTAACAATACTGTTAGGTATTACATTTATCTCTTTATGGAATATATCAACCTCAGTCAACTGATAAAATTTAGTCCAAAAAAAGATTGGGTTAATATTTTTATTAGATGTTATTGGTATTATTCGTGAATCAAAACCCGTCACTTCATGAACATCTCTGATAAAAATTTGTCTTTTAATACCACCAATAACTAAAGGTTCTATCTTGCAATACTCAATCACATAGAAATTTTTGATGAAATCATAAAACAATTCAGGTTTAATCATTATCTAAAATTGTAACAATAAAAGGAATATTCTGAAGCGAATTATTCTTTATTATTGTTAGAACCCCATAATAAACACCATCAGGAAGATTAGAACCATTCCAATCATTATTTTTCTTTGATATCGTAGTAAAATGAATTACTATCTTCAGTCACCCATCTATCGGATTGATTTTCAACCGATATTGAGTCTGTATCAACTTTAAATTGTTTTAAATCTTCAGGTAGTGATTTGGTGACCCAATTACTATCCCTCCAAAAAAGTCTATTGTTTGGTTGACATAATAAATACCCCTCATCTGATTCAAATATATGCCCACATTTATAATCAGATGGTTCATCACTATATGGATTACTATACCAATCAACTGTAAACATATATGTACCCCAAACTTTTGTTCCGTCTCTTAAAACAATCTGTGCTCTGTGAAACGCTAAAAAATCATATTCAATTACAGAAACGTTTTCACTGAAACAATCCCACAATTGTTTAAAATTGAAGGGGATATCATTTGTTGGGATTTTAGTATAGATTTCGGATAACGGTACCCTACTTCTTAACATACCATTATCTGTCATAACGTGAAAGGTAAGTATTTGACCACCACAAGATTGAATACCAAAAACATAAACGTTATAAAACTCTTTATCGTCTTCAATGTTTTTAGTAAAATAAGATTTTTTAACAAGTCCTTTAAAAGACGGAATATTTGAGTTTAATTTCATAATTTAATTACTTAATGGTGCTTTAATTGATGGGTGTGATTTATAGTTTTCGTATTTTGAATTTTTGGATTTTAATCTCCATAAAATGGTTGATGATAGAATACCTGTTTGTCTTGAGGCTTCCGCCAAACTCTCATAAACAATATCATCAATTTGGACTTGTGTCATATTAGTTGGTTTTTTACCTTTTCTTTTCTCACTTAATATTTTTTTAGTTTCTTCCGAATGTTGTTTACCAAAAAATGGGTTATTATTTTCAGTTCTAGGTCTACATTTGTTACAATGAGTGTGACCGTAACCTATTCTTTTACCACATTCACAATAGATGTAAGTTAAACCCCCTTTCCAATTTGGGTTCTGTTCTTTATTATAACTTCTTCTATTATCTAATTGCTTTTTAACTATTTCTTTATGCATTTTTTTACCCTTCCAAAATCCGTCTTTACCATGCATTCCATTTTTCTCACCAGACACATTTTCACTTCTTATTTTTCTTTCATCATCACTTATATTGTCCCAATACTTTTTTGTTGAGCGTCTTTGGTTTTCAACCCAATTCTCATCATACTTAATAAATTCAGATAGGTCTCCACCTGTACCACCTTCTGTTAAATTATAACCGTTTTCAATTGTTTTGAGTTTATTAATCCAAAAAATTTCTTTTTCATTCAACTCGTCTTTATTAGAACACTCTTCTAAAATAGTTTTAGAGAAATTTTCTAATCCGTATTTTTTTATTGCCAACTTAATCAACTTTCCACTCCCAAAATATTTATCAAATAATAATCCACTATATTGTCCGATATAAGATTTACCGTTTATATTGTTTTTGATTTCATACACTAAAAACTTCTTCATATTGATTTACTTTAAGGTTTACCCTTTAATATAAATATCTGTAATTTTAAGAAAAGTTAATTTGAAAGTGGCATTTTTATTGATGAGTGACTTTTGTATCCATCAATCTTAAAATCCGATGGTTCTAAATGACCAAACAAACTAACATCAAATCCTTTCCAAAATGCGTCAGTTTTTGGTAATTTTAATTTTGGTAATTCGAAAGGTTCTCTCGAGTGGTATGGTATTTTGTATGATTCATAGTATTCACTCAATCCACCACCAAAAGGAACTTGTTCATCAACTGCTGTTTGGTAAAAATTTCCCATGGCGGTTTTTAACAATTCATGTCTTTCTTCTGGCGTATAAGGTCTACCAATTTGTTCCTTAACACCTTCAATTTGATTGAGGTATATGTGGCAATCACCTAAATTACCAATTAATTCATCTGGAACCATATTTACAATTTTACCAATAATCTCTAAAAGAAGCGCGTATGATGCAATATTAAATGGCAAACCCAATGGGACATCATTTGACCTCATATTAAACATTAAAGAGATTGCTCGTTTAGGTACACCATAGGGTCTAAACCATTCATCCATACTAAATTCAACATTAAAGTCTCTCATTGGTAAAACTACATTGGATTTATTGTTCTTCATCCAATTAAGTCTTTCCTCATCACTCAACTCTCTTGTATAAACTTGAAATCCATAATGACAGGGTGGAAGAACCATTTGGTCTAATTCACCTACATTCCAAGCGTTAACCATCATTCTCCTTGAGTCAGGATTTGTTTTAAGGTCGTTGATTAAGATTGATATTTGGTCAATAACCATTTGGTCTGCCTCATCATAGATATTTTCATATGAACCATCTGTTGATAAATACATTTTCTTTTTAGTCCAACTTCTCCATTGCTTACCATAAATTGGACCTAACTCACCCCACTTCTTAGCAAACTCGTCATCTGTTTTGATTTTGTTGATGAATTCTTCTTGTGAATATGGAACAAACGTCTTATTCGGTTGGTTTATTAAATCATCAACATGACAATCTTTTTCATTAAAAATAAGTTTGTTTATGTAATTCTTATACGCATCACCATCCCAAATATGACAACCATT